AATTTTCTTTAGACTCCAAACAATATCTTTGCGAGTTAGTCGCTGGATTAATTGATTTGATACCTAACATAGTACCAAAAGTATAATGTGATATACCTTGTTTTTTTCGCCACTCTTTTAGTGTCATTTTTCTCCTTATTTGTTATACAATTAAGAGATATATATTACATATAATAATGATTGACAAGCATTTATATTAGCTGTAAAACAAAGAAAACAAACAAATGAAAGAATATTTTAAAAACTTTAATGGGGGTCAAGGTTTAGATCATTGGTCTCCCTCTTCAAGCCAAAACTTTACCAGATTTGTACTTAACTATTCTTTACCACAAGAAATAAGAAGAATGTTTAAGATAAGATATAAAGCTCCATTTGGTAATCTTGTAAACAACACAGCTCAAAGATTAACTTGTAAAATTTTATATCAAGGAGACAAGAAGATTACATTAAAGAACAAAAATTATGACGAAATATTTCAACAAGAATTAGACGCAATAGATAAAAATACTACACCTGTAGATGACAAGGATAAACTAGCAAGGGAAATGATGATTAGCTTTTCTCATCCAACCATTGAGAACATGAAGAAAGCAGTCAAAGAAATATTTGGTAATGAAAAGTTAGTCGCAGAAAGATATGTATCTAGCAAAGATAAAGATATGCTCATAGATATTATTGGTAGAGTAGACTACGAATCAAATATAAAAATAGGTGAGGCAAAAACAAAACCACCTACGATAAAAAAAAAGAGAGGCAAAGATGAATACTACATGGCATCAACTTTACTTCCGACAGATCCTGACCCAATGCACGTTAGCCAATTAGCTTTCTACCACCATTGCACAAACAAAAAACCATTTTTGTTTTATGTAAATGAAAATGAATACACAATCTTTGATGACACACACGATATGTTAAGAGCTGATTATTTAAAAGAACAATACAATCTTTTAGTACAAAGATTAAAATCTTGGGAACAACTAATTATATTTTGTAAAGGAGATATTAAAAAACTATCTGCCTTTGCAGAGCCACCAGAATTAAATCATCCTTTTTATTATAGGGATTTAATAGACGACCAAAAAAAACAAATCAATCAACTATGGGGGTTAGACGCATGAAACTAAACATATATCAAAAACTACACAAAGCAGCTTGTGAAGCAAGTGGGGTAGTCAAAGGCAAGAAAGTACCAGGTATGCAGTTCAACCCATTGCTCCACGATAGTGTTCAAGTTGTGGCAATGGAAGCATTACTTAACAATGGATTATATCCTGTTTGTAATTATAGCAATACCATTCACGAAAATTTTATTGTTGTTACTTGTTCAATGAGAATACATGACATTGAAAATCCTGACAGCTATGTTGATGTCAATGGATGTAGTGCAATGGGAAACTTAGATAAATTTGGTACAGGTAATGGTATGAGCTATGCTAAGAAGTATGCTTACCTAAATGCTTTACATTTAAAGACAGGTTTAGATAATGAAGATGGCTACAAGGCAAAACCTTTTAATAAAATTCCACAACGAAGTGGTACAGATCATGCCAATGTTGATATAGACATTGATATGAATCAAGTAAGAGAAGCTATAAAATCTATTAATGATATTTATGCTTTAAGGAAATTTAGAAAACAAAATCCTAACTTATTTGATCCTAATAATAATGTTCGTGTGTATAGACAGATTACTGATCTATATGAAACACATGAAACACAACTAAATAGACAAGGAGTAACACAATGAGTGATAAGATATATATAAAACTTACACACAATCAAGACAAGCAGCAAGGAGATAATAGACCTATATTTGTTGCACCAATAAATCCAAAATCACCAGAGGGTAAAACCTGGAGAATAGGTGTAAAGATTGGAGATGATTGGTACAATCAAGCAGGATTTGAGGATCTTGACGAACAAGGTAATCCCACAGGGATTATTAATGTTGTCTTGACACCATCAAATACTGGTTCAGCACCTGCCAAGCCGAGAGGACAGCAGTCGTCTTTTGCACCAAACAAGTTTGCAAAAGGTCAAGGATCAGGTTATAACAAACCTAACTACAAATACTAATTTAGATTTTGTAGTTGAGTGGTGTGGCGGAAGTTTTTTTCAGAGTAGCGAATCATGTTGCCTCTTCCCTTTCTTGGCAATGCTCCCTCTTTATTTGTTTTCTTCTGCCATACCTTTAAAAACAATATGAAAATTACAGACTTAGACAAAGAGATTAAGAAGAAGATTGTATCAGATCGTCAAAAAGAATATGGCGATTACCAATACAATTTCACTATACTTGCCGAGCTTTTTACCTTAATATTAGCTCCGAATTTAAAAAAAAAATTAAAGCCATATCAAGTAGGTCAGCTAATGATGACACTCAAATTGTTTAGGACTACCAAGGGTTATAAGGCAGATAACTATCACGACCTATCTATCTATAATGACATGACATTTGACTTACACAAAAAAGATATAGACAAAAGAGATAAAAATGAGTAAGTATTTAAGAATTAAATCTGGCGAAGCTAGTTTTGAATTAGTTGAAAGATTTGATGATGTAAAGAAAGCTGCCGACCCCAACGCACAGGGAGAGTATGTAGAATGTAAAGTCTCAGCAATTAAAATAGACTTTACCAAAGTGAAAAAGGAGAAAGATGGAAGAGTTGAGAACTCGCCTTCAGAAATACAGGGATCTTCAACAAAAGAAACACGAGAAGTACCTGGAAGCAAAGCATAAAGTACATAAGTATCAAAAAGATTCTTATAGATTGCTTTGGAAAATAGAGAAGGCAAAAGAAGAATTGATGAGAGCATAACTCATTAGTTTACATTGATAAAAAAAACAACAAATACCTAGGGGGATTTATGTCTTTAGCAAAACAAGAATTTCAAAAACATATTAAAAAAATAAATAACAACGATTTTATCTACAAGCATAAGATAGCTTTTTATTTATTATCAGATAGAGAATATAAATTATATGAAGCAGGATTTAAAAAAGGTTTTGAGTTAGCACAACAAAAAATGTCAAATCATATTAGTGAAATAAAACAAACACACATAGTGCCTATCAATACAGAAAGAAAGATTGTTGGTTATCAATTTAGAAAACCTAGACAAACAGAGATAGACTCCATAATTAATAAGGTTTGTATTAAGTATGAAGTAAGTAAGAAAGAATTATTTACCAAGACTAGAACTACAGATATTGTGCGATCCAGAAATATTATTCATAATGTATTAAGTGAAAAATATAAGATGAGCTTAACAGAGATAGGAAAAATTTTTGGACAAGATCATACTACAGTTTTACATTCAATAGAAATGAAACAAAATAGAAAAAGATTCTGGAGTGATGAGCAAACTATTTGGCAAGAGTTTCAAGAACTTATAGCATAATGCCAAAGCACAAATGCTCTAAATGTAAAAGAGCTGCTATAATTATAGAAAATAAAATATATTTTTGTGCTGATTGTTATTTAATATTAAAAAAAATATTTACTTCTTAAATCCTGATAGCATAGACTTGTAAGACTTAGAGCTAATAGTAGATTTAGATTTTGATCTGCTTGTACCAGCTTTTTTTCTTTTATTTATATTATAATACAAACCTTTTTTAGCTGTCTTACCAGATTTTGTTTTGTGATAACCTTTTTTCATTAGTCTCCTTTTTAAAATTTATATATTTATCAAAGCACAATTCATCTTTACCATTATGGCAAAAGTGTTTGTGTTCTGCATTTATAATCCATCCACCCATAGTATTCAATAGTTCTTTTTTACACCAATCGCAATATCCACAGATAAACTCCCTTATCTTTGATCTATTCCAAGTTTTTTTTCTTAGCATTTTTCTTTTTACAACTACATAACTTAAAGGTTAATAGATCATTTATTTTTTCATTTAAACTATCTATCCAACCAAAAAATTTTAATAATAATTTGTCTACCATTTTTTGCAGCTCCAATATCTTGCACTTAATTTATTAGTTGCAGTAGCACATCTATGTCTAGCACGAAAAGACTTTCTTCTAGCTGGATTAGATTTTTTAATAGTCATGTTGGCATCCCCATATCTAATGAGCTTTACCTTGTTGCCTGACTTTGCTAGTACCGCAAACTTTTTAGTTTTAGTTCTAGCTTTCTTTGGTTTATTGTAACCTGCAAATGTTTCACCTCTATAATTTATACTCATTCTAATATTAAAGAAGTTATTTTCTTCTCTCCCATATAGATTTCTATGTTAGCTTTTGATTTAATACATTGATAAGTAACTCTACCACTATCAGACTTATCTCTCATAGCATATCTTTTAGCTTTAAGGCATTTGCTTAAACTATCTTGTATTCTGTGTTCTTTAATTTCGTTATTTACAATAAGTAATAAAGCAAAAACTGTTTCAATCATTGGTGGTTACCATTATTTCTAATTTTATCTTTCATATTTTCTATGTTTGTTTCTATATTTTTTATATCTTCCATAGCTCTATTAAGATTAACTGTGTTATTTCTCATGCCTTGCATTTCATTTTCTAGCTCTTCGATTTGACTAGCCATGTGTTCAAGTAACATAAACTGTTCTTGGTCAGTAGGAACTTGCTCAGACTTTTTAAGTAAATCACTACTAAATAATTCTCTTGAAGTTTCCAACGAGGTCAACCTGGAAGTCAATTCGGTGTACGCAAATATACCCATAGCCACAGCTACAACAATACCAATCATGTTTTTAATTGGCATGGCAACTGAAGTATTTTCGCTTACCTTCATTAGAAAATAGTTGCTATTACAAATATTAATATAACAACACCTGCAATAACCTTATGGTCTGTCCAGAAGTGTTTAATTGTTTCAAATATTTTGTCCATAATATTATCCTCCTAAAAGTGTATACCATTTTCTTTTAGAATTGTAAGGTCTTTATCTTCCTTGTCTATTGTATTTTTTAAAGCTACGAGCTTCTGATTTGTTTAGATTTTTCTTATGCCTTCTTGGTCTTTTAGGTGGCTTATCTCTAGGTACAAAGTGTAGAAACTTAACACGAGCCATTATATTTTTTCTGCCAAATTTCTTTTTGACTTAATCCTATTTCATCTTGTTTTTGTTTACAAGTTGGTTCAATATCTTCTTGTTTTATAATATCAACTAATGCGTATCTATAAACTTTAGTATTATCTCTCCATTGAAAATGTATTAAGTATCTAGGATCTTCGTATTGTTCAATTAGTCTTGGATCAAATGCAGCTAATGTCATTTTCTTTTAAAACTACCCTTGCCTTTTTTAGGTTTTACTATTCTTGGTTTATATTTTTTTGACATTAAATCTTTTGCTATAATATTTTTTCTTTTCATTATTTTTTTCTCATTATGTCTGCACCTTTAAGACCATAAATTGCAGACACTACACCTATAAATATAGCTTGATACCAATAAGGTAAGTTTTTAAAGTATTCAAAGAATAAATCTATTCGATCACGAATCGTAGGATCGTCAGAGAAAACAGACCAACCCAATAAAAGAATAGGCAAAGATACAAGAATAAGGACAAATTCATCCTTCCAACCATTATCATTGCTCTCAATAACTTTCGCTTTATATTCAATTTCACCTTTCGCCATTTGCTCTGCGTGGTGCATCTGAGCATCTGACATCAACTGTTTAGTTCGTTGCTTGTTCTGATATATTCTAGCTCCAGTCTTTACACCTAAACTTAATAAATTCAACCACATTATCCTTCTACCTTTCCATCTTTCCACTTCATTTCTGGTAAACCATTGTCAAATTTTTTACCATCATAAGTGAGAACTTGTTTTCTATTAGATCCTTTTTCATTATAAGATACATGAACCCAACCACCAGCAGGATCATCTGGATTATAAAACTCTAATATTAATTGATCAAAGTCGCAGTTAGCTTGTATCCAATAAGCTGTTTGAATGTTAGGTACACCTGCTATTTCAAAATCTACTGCCTGACCCTTTGCGTGTTGTGATGTTTTCTTACTACCAATAGCTTCACATAATTCTTCTGATCTATACCCTGATGTTACAGTTATAGGTTTGTCAAACTTAGCTCGTACTGGTTCTAATATTTCATAGCATACATTCTCAAGGTTTTTAATATCACCAGCTCCAGGTGTATTGTCTATACCCTTACGAGTTGCTGTCATTGACTTTGTAAATTCTTCTAATTTAAAATGTTTAGATAGTTGCATATAATATTTTTACCTTTAATTTTTTTTGTTCAATAGTAGTTTGCCTGTTAATAAGAGATCCTTTAGTTTTTCTCTTATAGCCATCACTAGGTGTACTATCCTTTTTTCTATAATTTTTAGTTTTAACATCATAAGCACTATACTCACCAGTAGACATATTTAAAGTAACAATGTCAATAGGTCCTAGTCCTCCAAGTGGTGTAAATACCAATATATTTGGGTCTTTGGCAAGGTTAAGTTGTGCTGCAAGTTCATTAATAAGTCCTATAACTGCTTTCTTTCGCCTAGCCATCCCATTTGAAGAAGCCAAGTAAGACTCCTGCAAGACCCCCAAGAATAATTAATAAGTTAATAGCACCTTTTCCTTTACTTACATCTGTTCTTAGTTGTTTAATTTCTGTTCTCATTTCATCTATTGCTTTAAATAATGTTTTCATTCTTTCTGCACAAATAGCTTCATGCTTTGATAATCTCATGCCTGTCATTTGATCTGTAAATTGTTTTGCAGTTGTGCTTTTTTTTCTAGGCATATTATGTTCCTACTGTTACTTCTTGACATTGAAACTTAATAGCAAGTTTTTCATCTTCTATTCTATCACCATATAATTCTTTTAAAGTATTATGTGATGCTTTGTAACCATGTAAAATACAATCTTTATATGTATTAAATTCTAATGGAACTATGTGTGATGTAAGTGGAACTGAATTTTGCATATTAACAAAACTAAACAAATATAATGTTAATACAAATTTCATTATGATGGTTTAGTTGGAAATACAACAGCATTTACATCTTCAACAGTAGATAAACCATTTGTTAAATCACGAAGTTCTTGACGATATGTAGTCATTTCCTCTGACATAGTTACATCTGATAAAGCATAAAAATCTGTTTCAGCTAATTTTCTATTTCTATCTTGTCTTAAATTTGCAATAGCACGATCAAACGCACCATCAGCATGAGCTGCTTCATTAGCATCCCATTGTGCTTCTTCTTCTGCTGTGAAAGGAACTATGTTCCCATTTATTAAATGATGTCTAGCCATAATTATCTATACTCCTTTGTTAATTGTTATGCAATACCATAAAGGCAAATATCTCCAGCGTCTATATTCCCACTTTCAAATTTAAACTGTAATCTTGTAATTGCAGTTGTTGTATTAAAATATCCACCTACAAAAGTATTATAACTATATTGTTCATTTGCATCTCCATCATAAGTATAATTACAAGTAGCTATAAAATGTTTAACAAATGTGCTAGAACTTGGATTGAATAAATGTAAATATCCTGAAAGATTATCTTCATTTCCATTATCAATATTATAAGCAAGTCTTTGAAAGTTTGTGCTTTGAGCTAAATCTTGACCTGTATCATAAGCAAGCTCAGTAACTGCTGCATCCTGTCTATGTGCAGCATGAAAAAATGTAGAAGTTATAGTTTGATTGTAACTTGTATTTGTTCCTGTATCACCTTGAAAACTAAATTCTGCACTATCAGCCGATGGATGAATATTATTAAAAGTAAATAAGTATTCCTTATATGTGCTATCAATTCCAGAAGTAAAACTAATTGTAGATGAACTTGATGCTGTTTGTTTAGATAAAAATGTCATACTACCTAATCCAGTAATACTTCCAAAAGCTGTAGCTGATCTTACACCTCTATTATTTAATTTAACTATGCTCATTAACTATCCTTTATTCCATAGAG